TTACACCTTGAAATTAGCAGTCAAAACCTCAATTTTCTTCTTTCCGTAGCCTTTATTCACGCTTACAGCCTGTTCAATTGACTTTGTATGCCATTTGTTTTTAGCCTTATAGCTGGCCAATAAATCGGAAGGGTAGCTACTAAGCAGGAACTTGCCTTCAATGCCAGCCAAAGCCTTTAAAAGGGCTTCAAAATCAGATTCTGAATAACCGTCATAATGACCGCAATTCGAATTATAGTAAGGTGGGTCACAGTAAAAGAAGCTTTCTGGAGTATCCCGACTTTGAATTATGTAAAGGGCATCAGCACATTCAAATTGGACGTTTTGAAGCCTTTGTGCCATCAATTCAGTAAACTGCTCCCGTTTGTTATTTATCTTTTGAGTGTTGGTATTCTCCTTTTTATCATATCCCCAAGTTCCATCAAGCTTACTGGAGAATGATTGACTACTCAATACCCAAACCGACCAGGCTCTGTATATTTCATCAAACAAATGGGGATTGGCGTAAATAACTGAGGCATCAGAATGGAGCCTTCGACTGTGAAGCGTACTGCGAATAAGGCTTTCAAGTTGAAAATACTTATTCTGGCAAACCCTATAAAAGTTAATTAATTCGGTATTGGTATCATTTAATACCTCAACGCCTGACGGTGGCTTAGAAAAGAAGATTGCACCACCACCAATGAAAGGCTCACAATAAAGCTGGTGAGCTGGAATAAGGTCTAAAATCGTTGTAGCGAGCTTCTGTTTTCCTCCGTAATAGCTAATCGGAGTCTTCATTTTAATTTTCATGGATTGTTTTTATTTTGTTAGGTGCTTATTCTTCCAAAATAAAAGTGCCAAGGGGCAGAAGCCCCTCGACATAAAACCAACTGCATGAGAAAATTTTCAAAGGACTGGATGAAATACGATATATAAAATGAACACGATAAGCCACCAAGCTAAGAATGTCAGCCGTCTTTGCCAGAATCCAACCCTATTAAGACTCTGTTCATTCTTTGAGTTTGAAGCATTAGATGTATAATCAAAATGTTCTCTTCTCCAAAGATTGAGTGCCGGGTCATAAAAAATACCTCTGACTGCCAAACAAGAGAGGGAGTAGGTAATAAAATGCCAATTAAAAAGGAATCCATAAAGGAAAATCCACAACACAGCTCCAAAGGCTCCGGCTATCAGGACACTTATAAGGTGATTGATATTGCCAACAATACCCAATTCCTTTTGAATCCTTATTTTTTCAATGAATGCAATTACCAGGATAGTGATAATTGCATAATAGACAGATTCCTTAACCATCAGTTTGATTTTATAAATTCACTCCGGGGCTTGTCAAACTGAATATATCCCTTTCTATCCTGCCTATATTGGCTTCCATACATAGCCACCCAAATGCAAAATATAACAACGAAGAGGGCCATTTCCATCATTCTGGCGCTCCAGTATTCGTATGCTGGGTCTTTTAATGTAACAAGCCAGTGAATAGCAAAATAAATTGAGCCAGCAAAGAAAACAACCAGCGGTAAATCAAATTCAAGTATTCGTTTGATTTGATGATGGAAATTCTCATCCCACCACGCCCAAATGAAGATTGCCTCGACTAAAAACATGAGAATAACTGTAATCCAGGTATTCCGCTTTGGAATAATGTCTGCCATAATTAAGCGTTTTAAAATTTTAATAATTAATGTTTCGTACTGTCGATGCTCAATAGATAGGCATCATTGATTTTCTTAAGGATTGGCTTGCGAACTTCTCCAGGCAATGCCGCATCATCAACTAATTTGTAGATGGTAGCAGCCTCTTCCTTATCAAAGGTTACTACGATTGGTTTGGGAGCCTGAAACGTGAAAGCGAACAATGCTGCTAAAGCGTACTTTTTCATGATTGGTTTTATTAATTTATAGTTAAAGTGATTTTGTGAAAGCAATTTTAAGACCTTCGAATATTATGGCTCCTAGACCAACCTTTTTGAGCCATGAACCTCTTTTAGCCCTTTTAAACTGCAAAGCATTATCTGCAATTTCCAACCGATGCAGGCTATCTGTAAAATGATTTGCCTTGGAAAGCTTATTGTAAGACATTTTAGATTGATTCAGCTCCCATATCGTAAGCTCATTTTTAAGGGTTAAGGCCCTTTTTAGACTATCATCATGCTCAACAGACTTATTGTACTTTATTTTTAAAGTATCATATTTATCACTGAGCTGTGAACAATCCCGTAATTGGCCACCAGTATCGCTTACATATTGAGCCTCTTTATAAAGTTGTTGAACCAAATCCATTCTATTTCCAACTTCAATTAGCTGAGCCTGGCTAACCATGAATTTGGAGCGCAAGGAATTAATTACAATCTCTGCACTGTCAAGTTTCCTTTTACTCTCTTTACTATCTTCCAGATACTGGGCATTAAGGTCAACAAGAACCCTATTTGCTGAATCTCTAATCTCAGCTTTACCTTTTGCCTCATAATATTCTGTAGAGTCAATCCCAGACTTTACTTGCTTGCTGGTATTGCATTTCCACTGATAAAAGGAGAAAAGCAATGTAACCAAAACTGCTGCTATCACTAAGTATAGCAGCGATTGCGTGATTTTCATAACTAAAGTTTTTTAAGTCCACCTACAACTTCATCATATTTAGCCTGGGCTGCTGCTTTAATCTTATCGATATTGTTTTGATTTGCATTTGCAATAAGGAATACGACAAATAATATTACCATAGAGCCAATAAACATAAATTGTCCCCAAGTGATATTGTTATGCAGGACCATGCATCCAATTATAAATATTAACTGCGCTGCTATTGCCCAAGGGATCGATTTTTTCCAATTCTTAAACATGATTGAAGATTTTATATTAAATAATAGGTTACCCAACTGAATTTCGACCATTTGAAATAGCCTGCCTCTCATCACCTTCAAAGGAGTCATCGTCCTTATTAATACCAAACAAAGGTGATAGTGAATTCATAAGAGTCAAAACAAGACCCATCAATCCATTAGAAATGTTTTTAGCATGTGCAGGTATCAAATCGCTGGTGGACAGCCACGCAATACTTACGCCCAAAACGATTGATATGATTCGAACAGCCAGCTTGAGCCCTGGAGGCGTTTGCTTATGTATGTAAGCAATCCCGAATTTCACGTCTGCCATATTGTTACTTTTTACGTTTAAGTTTTCTAATTTCCATTAAGGTTTTTACAATTACCAATACTGAAGCGATACAACTAAAGGCGATTGGTAACGATGAAACATTTATAGTCAAAAGTGAAAATCCCCAGCTAAATATTAATCCCAACTTTGTTACGATGTGTTGATTCATTTATTTATTTTTATCAGTGGAATTTGAATTTCTTTTTAAAAGCAGTTTTAGTATTAACTGGGACACCTCCAACTCCAGGTATATACATTATAGCTCCAATATCTACCGGCAATGTTCTTGTATTACCATAGTAATCAGTTGCAACACCTAAGTTTAAACCGCCGCTTCTTGCAGGAGAGCTGCTTGTTAATCCAAAATTGTGACTTGATGCGTTTATAAAACCCATCACAGTCAGGCCGCTATTAGCAACCATATTGTTTGAACTATCTAAACCCCCTGAACCGCCCCAAAATTGCCAGGTCATAGATGTGCCTGCAACTATATTATTTTTAAATTTAAAAGCGCCTGTAGTTGAGAAGTTAACCGTATAAAGAATTAGTGCGTAATATGGGTTTATAATTGTGTTGTTTTCTACATAGCAGGTGCCAGTAGCCAAACCTTCATTTGCATCTGTAGAACGGCCACCCACGATAGGATATGTAAAGCCTTCCATTATACAGTTCTTCATTATATCGTAGTCACCCAAACCCTGGTAGTTTAGAAAATCGACCTCATTTGGGTATGCTAAGGCACTGTAACCATAACAGCCATCAATAGTTAATTTTCTATTCCCAGGTCCAATAGAAATTGCGGCCTCATGTCCAGCATGCTGCAATAGCGCTATATTGGTAATTGAAGAATGTTTAATTGAGCAACCATTCAAAATGCCTCCTGCATTAATTCCAGCCTGTCCGCAGCTATCAATTTTTACACTATCAATTGTAACAGAATTAGAAAATCCTTCATTCCACATTGGCTGATAGCTTCTGGCTGCAAAATCTCCAGTATGGTTCGGAGCTGCATAAATACCTTCATTCCACACCGAATGTATATAACAGTTTTTTACAACAAAATTTCCAGCATTAAACCCATATTGCCTTGTATGGGTTTGGTTTGGCGTAATTGTATCATTTGGGATTGATGGGTAAATGTCTCCAGATATTCCTTGCCCGTTGTTGCTGCCGCCGATCGCATTTAATACGCCTACCATTTCAATATTTTTAACAGATAAACAAGGGGAGCTATCATTCATAAATATTCCAGCATGACCACTGGCCCCATCTGAAAAAAACTTAAAGCCCATGTTTACTATATTTCCAGTAAGTCCACTCACACCACCCCCATCAATATAGATATGGTTTGCTGGTACACCATGTCCAGAAACGCAGCAGTCACCAAACTGGCAGTCTCCATGCCAGTTTGCTCTCCCAGCCATACCAACGTCGGGAACCTTTCTAATTCCAATATGTCCACAGTTATTTCCGTAAATATTGCCGTAATTGCCCGCTCTTACATAATGGATTTTATAGTGTTCGCCAGTAATATTTAATTGTTGTCCAGGTGAAAGTGAAACTGTATCCGTTACTATTGCTGTGCAAGCTGCTGGGTTTGCTATTATAACTGTTACTGTAGCTGTTCCAGCGGTTCCACCCGAGAGGTCTACAGCACTCCCTTGGAAAACATAAGTACCTACATCGAGGGAGTCTACCTGTGTTTGCGGTAAGTGTATGTTTTCAAAAACCGCTTTGCCGGTACCGGCCCCCGAATAACTTTGCTTACTCCATGTCCAAGCCCATTGCATTGGAATACCTGTTCCGCCGGTTGAAGCTCTACCGTTAAGCTCAAACTGATTTGCACCATCATCGCCCAATTCGCAGGTCGTATTTGGAGCTGTCAGATTTAAAGTTGTCGTTATGCCATTTGCCTGGGCAACAATGGTGGGAGTAGTAAATAAAGGAGCTGAAGTATTAAAAACATATACCCCCCTTTGTACAGTATCAACCTTGGTATAAGTCAAACTATCAAAACCAGAGGCATTTACAACAACTGATAAAAACAGCAGCGATATGGAAAAAAATATTTTCATGAAAATTATTTTATAAATCTTCTTAGAACTCTGTAAACTCGATAGAAATATTGAAGGAGCCACCTGCTATTGTTGTGCTTCCACCAAGATTGAATACTAATGCCTGGGCAACACCGGATAACTGAATAGGTTTATTCTGAAAATTGAATTCAACAGATGAAATATTTGCAGATGCAACGGCTGGCATGGCCAATAGGAATGTTTTGACAGCGCCAACGTTTGTACCTAGTGCTGTTGGATTTGCTGTATATACGCTACAAACAGCGGTAGCGGCAGCGTCCGTAGATATTGCAGGAACTAATGTGGCTGAAGTGGATGTGCCTCCGGTATTAGCAGTTGACCTTTTAAGCAATGTTCCTGTTATTATTCCAGAGGTTGTTTGTGTGCCGCTAATAGTAATTTTTGTAATCTCTACAGTTGTGGTTGCGCTTCCAATTAATTGGAATATATCACTTGCAGATGTTGCAGGCGTAACAACAATTGCGGCATAATATGTCCTTTTGTGCCGCTGCTCATCTTTAATGATTAATGACCCGAACTGGTCAGCTATTGGAGTATTATAGTTGCCTGTTGTTCCAAAAGCCGCAAGCGCATCATTTCTTAACGTCAATATACCAACTCCAACATCAGTAGCTCCAATGGCAAGATTCCTTGATTTACCCAAATTTGTTGCAGCCGTTCCAGGTGTCATTGTTCCGATTGTTCCTATATTGCCAATCGAGTTCGTTCCTGTAGGTAACGCCTGGTTTATACCAATCTGCTGAGATGCGGAAACAGCCCTTAATGAAACTACAGCAGTTCCAGTTACCGCTGCCAATGCAGAAACTCTTACATTGGTTAAACCAGCAACATCAGTTGTCCACGATCCTGTAGCAGCACTTGCAATGGTTGCCACAGGAACGCCTGAAGTTTCTAGCACAAGCTGATTTGCATTGGTATAGGTTACCCAGGTGCTTCCACCATCAGTGCTATATTGAAGTGATAGCACTCCTGTGTAGGTTCCGCTGACGTTTATTGTCATTGTGGATTGGTTGCCCAATGTCAATGCAACAAATGACCCTGCTGTAGGTACTCCCGTTAAAGGGTTTAAATTCTGGGTAGTAATACTTCCTGAGGAGAAAGCATATCCAGCACCAAACTGAACGCCTTGTGCGCTGGCCTTAAAACTTATGACTGCTAATAGGAAATAAATTATCTTTTTCATGTTCTTAGTTTTGTATAACAAGTTTACCGTTCACACGGATTATTTTATAGTTTGTATTTGCAAATAGATTTGTGACCGCTGTAGTTCTATCAGACAGATATACAGTTTGTCCAGTGAAAGACCATACCCATACAGATTCATTATTGTCAATGTAAATCATGTCCTTATCTGTATTTAGATTAGTCATATCAATTGTTCTATTTGTTGTCAGCGTTGCAGACGGCAATAACAAAATTGAACCTGCTGAGGCTGTTTGGTTTGCATCAGTAGCAATTACTTGTGCCATAGGTATAGCTCTAAGGCTTACACCAAGGTTTAATAGTGCTGTTGTGGTATTACTTACATCAGTAAGGTTATTTGCTGGGTTTAATGGAGTATAGCCCAATGATGCTTGTTTGCCAGCCAAATCGGTTGATAAATTGGTAACCTGTGCTTCTGTGATTTGTATTGAAACGTTACTTGCTGCTGTTATCAAACCTTTTCCATTAACAGTATAGCTTGGAACTGTGCTTGCACTTCCAAAACTTCCTGTATTACTATTTACAGTTGCTAAGGTACTTGCCACGGAACCACTTCCACTTGCTGTAACATCCCCTGTTAAAGCAGTAATACCACCCCCGCCTGAACCATTACTTGCCGCTGTAACTCTTCCATCCGCACCTATAGTAATATTTGCGCTAGTATATGAACCTGCGGTTACTGCGGTTGCCGGCAATGAACCAACAAAATTATTTGCAGTAACGGTACCGGTAGAAGTAGCATTTCCCAAATAGTCTACAATGAACCTGTCCCTTGCACCAACTTTACCGGCAGATAAATAATTTCCCGTAAAACTTGAGTTCTTATAAATTGCAAGCCCAGTTCCTGGACTGGGCCCAGAGAAGTCATTAGTTAGTGCAGTCCATCCACCATCGCCCACTTCCAAATCACTGGCATTGCCAGAATTTGTATTTGCATTAATCAACGTCCGGTTATAAAACACACCACCACCTATGGAGCTAAATGAAAATCCACCTGTAACATCTGCCATTCCGACCGCTAAACCACCACCATTATTGAGTACTACATTCGGGCTAGTTGTTCCGGCAACAAAAAAAGATGATCCACCAGTTCCAATTGCAGCTCTGAGAGCAGCTGCTGTATCCCTTAATAATTTCCGGGATGACATTACGGAGGAATCATATGGATTTATCAATAAGTCGAAAACATTTGCTGTGCTTCCAGTAGTGTCCCAACCATAACCATGCACATTAAATTTTCTAAATACAAAGTTATTTGCGCTTGTCTGGTATACCCAGGATGCACCTGTACCAGTTCCGTTGGTAATTGAACCGGTATCAGCTCTTGTAAAACCAAGAAGTACAGCTGTGTCAACACTAAAATTTAATTGATTCGAAACCGTTGAATCTAGTTTCATTGCAAGTCCTGCTGTGGCTGATTTTATCCCAGCAGGGACAGCTATCTTAAATCCAGACCCAACAGATGTTGAAGAACCTCCGCTTATTGCCAAGTCTCCACTTCCGATAAGGGAGTTTCCATTTACAGTTTTAATATTGGTAGCACTAACAAGCGTTGCCTGCTTTGCTGCCAAATCAGTTACAAGGTTTGTAACAGCAGATTCAGCAATTTGTATCGGTGTGCTATTTGCAGCGGTAATTAAACCTTTTGCATTTACTGTAAATGTAGAGGTGTTATTATTATTTCCAAAGCTTCCCACATTAGCGTTTACAGTTGCCAAGGTCAAAGCAGTTGAACCCGTTACATCCCCTGTATGGGTAGCATTGCTTACAAGGCCAGAATAAAGCGAATTGACAGCATTATCACCGGTATTTGTGCCTGACAGGTTTGAACCGGTAACAGCTCCCGTAGCTGCCACAGATGCCGGTGTAATGGCACCCAGGGCAATCGTAAGAGCCGGATTGGCTCCTCCACTGCTGGTTCCAGATACACCATTGGCTGAGGTTACAGCTATTGTATTTACTGTACCACCGGCAGCAATCACCAAATCACCAGGACCTAGCAAGGTATTTCCATTAACGGTTTTGATATTGGTAGCACTTACAAGCGTTGCCTGCTTTGCAGCCATATCGCTCGTTAAATTAGTTACCTGGCTTTCGGTAATGTTTGCTGATAGGCCAGCAGCAGTACCAGTTGTATTTTGATTGAGCGTTGGAAAATCCGCAGCCACCGCTATTGATGGAAGGCCAGTAGTGGTAGTATTTTTCAAAATACCTGTTCCGAGGCCACTTAATAGTACACCGTTTATACCTTTCACGATAAGAGCCGTTGCGCCGGTGGCATCTCCAGTATGAGTTGCGTTGCTCACAAGGCCAGAATAAAGCGAATTGACAGCATTGTCACCGGTATTGGTGCCTGATAGGTTTGAACCGGTAACCGTTCCTGTAGCGGCCACCGAGGTTGGTGTAATCGCACCCAGGGCAATCGTAAGAGCCGGATTGGCTCCGCCACTGCTGGAACCGGATATTCCATTAGCTGTAGTTATGGCAACGGTATTAACTGAGCCACCAGCACTTATTACCATATCTCCGGTGCCTAGTATTGAGCTACCATTGATAGTTTTTATATTAGTCCCGCTCACCAGTGTAACCTGCTTTCCAGCAAGAAGTGTTCTTATTGCAGCCGCAGTATCCTTTAAGGCGATAACAACGCTTAGGGTTGTAATACCATTTCTGGTCATCCGAAGTGTATCGCCGTCAAATGTTAACGATAACGGATAGTTATTTGCACCGCCAGAAAAACCACCGTGGGTGGCCGTCCATCCTCTTAAGGCAGCAGCAGTAACAATTTTGCGAGTGCTGTTTGAATCCATGGTAATATCATCCACAGCTGCTACAATCCACTTATCATTAACTTTTATGCTATCACCTGCTATGACACGCCTGGCAGAAACAACGGATTGGGAATTGGCGGAAAAGAATCCAACAATTAGTAAAAGGAAAAATAAAATCTTTTTCATAATTATCTTTTGTACATGTATACTTGTGCAATAGCCGTAAGGCCATTTACATAAATCGTTTTATCAGCAAGCAATGCGCTTATTTTAAAATCAATCACATTTTCTACACCGGCCACAATATCAACATCGGGAACAATGTCATCCAATCCGTTAGCTGTCCCAATCCGTATTGTCATGTTAACTGATGGTATTATTATCATTCCATCAGCACGAACGCCATGGTATGTATAAGTAAAATTTGCATTAGGCGCGGGATTAACATGGTCAGGAATAACAGCAGCAGCCAGGGTATTTACCGAATCAGTGGAGGCCTTTCCATTTAATGTGGTTGTAAGGTTTGTGATATCCCCAATTCCTAAACCATCATCCTTAAAAAAAATGGAATCGAAAAACGAGTAGAACTGCGCCTCTGTTGGCGTATTCCTGGTCTGGAACCACTGTTTTATGTTATCCCTTAATCCCATTTATTTTAATATTATGGCGTAATCAAATCTTAAGTTTTGTGTATTCGGGCTTACATCACGAAGTGTTAAATAGAAATTGTTTGCTCCGGGATTCTTAGTCATCCAAATCACATCATTGTCCTGGTTATAATCTGCACCAAGGGACACCAAGGTTCCAACAACCAAATAGGGTGAGGCTATTCCCTGATTATGAACAACGTTTACAAGTTCATCAGTCGGGATATCGCCCAAGTAAATCGTACCGGTATAAATAATTTTCAACCGGCTGTATATGTCTGCTATTGAGGCATTCGCTGTCAATACAAATGCATTGAAATTTGTAGTGAGAGTATTGAATGCTGTAAAAAAATCAATGATTGCACTTTGCCTTTTTAGGTCTGAAAAGTTAATTCCAGGATTACCAAACCTCGCCTGCTTGGTATAGTAAACCGGCTTAGTTGTATTATCATTAAATAACCTGGTCTCGTTCAATTCTTCGATTACAAAAGTTGCTATCGTAACTCCGCCTATAAAAGGAATCAATTCACCATTGTAAGATATCCAACCGTCAGTGGTTTGGGCACCCACAATTTGGCAACCGCTTACAATAACCTTGTCACCAATCAATCCGGCCAGGGCCATGAAGCATTTACGGAAAGAATCCTGCATCCAGTTTAATGTATACTGGGTTGCGGGAAAACCTCCATTTTGTGAAAAATCAATTCGCTTATTCATTACACTACTTGAATTTTATATTGGGTTCCAAAAAGCCTATAGTTATCAATCGCGCTTCTCATTTCGTTCGGGTCAAATGGCAATATTGAAGGAACTAATACAACAAAATCATCTTTAGCCGCACCGGATTCGCCTTCAGTATATAATACAACTGCTGTTCCTTCTGCTTCCTGCCATAAATATTCTGGCTTCAACTCAGCCTCCTGGTAGAGAAACCAAGGCAAGTGCCAAACCGCATCCGCTATCCTAATCCTCCTCAGTGTAAAGTCATATCTATCATTCAACATTCTCTCCAGGTAACAAACCTGCGTAGTAATCGTAAGGCTGTAAAGCTTCGCATCTCTATATTTTAAAAATGCATTGTGAAGCTGAATCAAAGGGAATAGGATTGCCTTCAGCAATATCAGCAGCATGTCCTTACGCAAATTTTTAGGCGTAAGCCAGACAGCCAGCTTATTAAAAAGAACTTGGTATAGTTTATTGAATAGGCGCATGCGGTATAAAGCTTATATCCAGTCCACCAACAGCAAGTCTTAAATAACCTGCATCTGGATTGTATTCATAATCGATTCCTGCATAATCCAAGGCACCATACCGGGCCTGCCAATAATCATCCTTTATTAAAACCACTCCATCAACCTTTTCCAGTGCATCTACGGCAAGCATAGGACTGAATAGGCCGTTGAAAGGCAAGTTTTTTAAATAGGTATCCAGGGCACTCTGCACTGGAGCCGAATCAGTTCCGTCTATTCTACCACCAGTGGCCAGTAATACGAGCGGATTATAGTAAACACGAAGTTTAGATTGTAAATCATCTGCAACGCTGGAGGTTATTAAGAGCTTAATCCCTGCTGGTTTGATTTGCTCCATATAAGCAGTAAAGGCAGCTAATTGAGGAGCCGTAAGAGCTGCAAGCTGTCCTCCAACCAGGGTGGCCACCTTAATCCTTATGCCTCTATCCTGTCCAACAACCGCAGCATAAGCAATAATTTTGGATGCTCCAATCTGGTCATCCGTAAGCCCTGTATTATCATAATAATCGGCTTCAGCAACAAGATTATACCCATATTGAAAGCTCGTGGCCATCTGGGCAAACCATCTTGCTGAGTGTGGTTTGAGCCTGCTAATTTTATCATCAGTTTCAGCACGGAATAAATCGTAAACCTGCTGGCATAGGTTAATACAAAATGCAGCAGACCAAAAAAGTATTTTCCATACAGCAACTCTGCTGGTGCTGTTAAACATAGCAACCATGTCAGCCCTACCGGCTTTGGTTGCCAGGCTTATTCCCTGGGCTACCATGCTATCAAATATGTCTTGCGTTGATTGTGCCATATTATTGTACTACAAAGTCTACTTCTAATGCCCAATACCCGATTCCAACATCTGCCAAAACACCTGAACTTAAATTATCACCTGATGCAGGTTTGTTACTTGGATTACTGAACAACTGCACCAGGTATCTATTAGCCAAATCATAATCCGGTACCACAATAACCTGACCTGCATTCAAATCATCCGAAATCGAAATATTGTTTAATTGTGCCAGTTCAAAGGCCCTATTCCCATCACCCAATTCCTGTATGGCAATGTCAATAATTGTCTGACCATATAAAACAGGTACATTTTTCATTTATAAACTGCATTCACATTGATAATCCCTTGTGCCGTCAAGCTCAATTCTTTTACATCCATTCCATCACCGGTAAACTGGAGGCCAATTTCTCTTAAGAGTCCCGCACCGTCTTCGGATTCTAAAAAACTAGCAGCTCCCACACCAGCATCAGGAAACTGTTTAATGGATCCTTTTTCAGTTAAGAGCAAATCATTTTGATGTTGAACATCGCTTGTTCCTATAACCAAATCATTGTTGGCAATAATTAAGTCTCCAGTGCTATCGTGTAAAATATCAATCATGACATGGTTCCAGTTTGTGCAAGGGCCGTTCCTGCTGTGTGAACAATTCCGAATGTTTGGATATGCTTGATAATTTCATCGGCATCAGCAATAGCCATAGCCAGTCTTACTCCTGGTAAATCTCCATAGGAAGCTATCAGCTCGTCCATTGTTTGGTCAGAAAAAGCGTTTCTTCTGGCATTCAATGCTGCACCTAATATGTCCTTGTCTAATGCCACTAGTGAAAAATATTATTGATTTTAGTTAATGCTTGAGTCAGTTTATCATAAGCCGGATTGTTACCATAAATCACCACTATTTGTTGGATAGCTTCTACAATCAGTGTAAGAGCATCCTTCAAACTATCAGCTCCTTTCTTAACAGTGAATTGGTCCGTACCAACTTCAAAAACCAAATCACCAACTACCAGTCTGTATTTATCAATCTCCTGGCATCCAATTAACATCCATTCATCTGCCTCTTCTATCCTTATAGCCATTGCCATTGTTCCAACTTTTGGAAATATTGTCAACCCCTCTGTTCCATCAATCACAGGACTTAACCTAATATCAGGGTAATCCAAATCATCCACAGTCAAAATGCAAGTCCTCTCCCCAACGCTGGCCACTGTCCCAATAGTTGTTGGTGCTGGCCCAAAACTTGCTGCAAAATCTCCGAGAGCTTTTCTAATTTGTTCTGATTTAACCATTATAGAGAATTGCCAATCTTTATTTTTTGCCTTCCACCACTTAAGCTAATGCTACCTTCTGTTGCTTCAATGAAATAATTCCCACGCCTTTCATTATATCTATTATCACTTATATCAGCTACCATTCCGGGTTCTACATATGGTTCTGCAAAGGCTGTAATCATACCTTCATAACCATTATTCAATAAATTTGTCTTTACGTCTTTGGCCATTTTTATCATGTAATCGGCGTCGAATCGAACAAATACTCTTTTAACAAGTGTTTCCGTATACTTACTCTGATAAATTTCTCTGACATATTTTCCATCAGTATCACGGTGCTGTAGCTGAATCTTAACCTCGCTGTGTTCCTTATTGTTATTAAATTTCAGGTCATTATCCTTTATCACATTTCTACCCAATAGGAATTTAACACTGCTCTTAATCTCCGTTTCTCTTAATCCGACATATAGGACATCAAAATTGAAATAAATAGTCTGCAACATTTTCTCCTTAAACCAATCAAGCACTTGTACCCCGCTTGCATTTTTAAAAACTACTGCCTGGTGAATCGTTACATCTGGAATTTTGGCTGACAACTTAATATCTGTCCCTGCAACCAGGTCAACCAGAATATCCCTCATTTTAACTCCGGATGGATATACCTTGTTAATGTTCAATTTTAGCCGCAATTGGTAACTATATCCTTCGCATTCTATTTCACAGGGTACAGAGTAATTAATTCTTCTAATGAATCCCTTAAACCGGGTCTTATTAAGTCCATTGTAACCGCAAGCAACCTCTACTTTCATCCCCTCTTTAAACTGTAATCCGCTTTCTACCTTTGAATAATTATCAGCAGATATTTTTAAAGCGCAAATTGCAGGTATCGTAACCGAAGCGCTATCCGAATAACTATCTATACTGCGTTTCCAAGTCACCGATGTAGGATTAAACGGCTTAAATGGTCCGATATCAATATGTGTGCACATTACAAACATCTACTTCAATTCAAGGGTGAAAACAGTATCGCTTATCAATTGCATAGAAAATGGTCTAACATGAATTCTTCCTCCTTGTACCTCGGGAAAATCCATTTCTAAAACAACAACTCGTCTTTGTTCAGTCTTTGGTACACTCGGGTCTGTTAGGAAAATATTTGTAATGGCATTTTCAATCGTAACTGAATTTTGAATTTCAAACAAATCCCTTAACTGTTTCAATTCTGCCTCTGGAAATTGTCGATTGGGATTTATAACAAATCCTTTTATAACAATTGAATAATCATCTATGCTATACTGTTCAATGGCTTGCCCCTTTGTTCCTACCATTGGGATTTTTATTACATGCTTCTTAGGTGTCAAACGTATTACGCTGTAAGGAAGACTTATTAACTCAGTATCTGCATCATAGAATTTAATTGGCAACCAAATATCTACACCAAGGACCTTTTCACCTATCAAACTACCGCCTGGTGTCACAAGCTTGTCTTTAAAATTTCCATATTGCTCGCTTATCGTAAATCCAGGTTGAGTGCTTTTTTCATTGTCACTCATACCTGGAATAACGTATGGCTTCGTTCCAAACGTTCCCTCAAAAAGCTTTATTAAGTCTATAGATAATCCTATTCCTGGCATTTTATTTAATTGACGCTCCGCTATGTAATACCCTTAAAAACATTTCCTCAAAATGGCGCTCTGTTTGGTCTATACCATCTATAATATTATTAGCATGCACTTCTACTTTATCAGTAAATTTTATGCCTCCATTGAATATTATCTGTCTGGGCCCCCCTGAAGTAATTCCCTTGCTTATACCACTACCAGCAGATTCCTCCGGAGTTACATTGGAACCGGAACCGTTTTTTTCCTGAATAGCCTTTGCGCTAGTCATTGAACCAAGTCCAGCATACTTATCAAATTGAGACATTAATACATTCTTGGTTTTTTCAAAGTCTTTTACAGCAGGAGTCAGTTTTTCAAGAATTTTATTTGCCTCATTTGATTGGTAGATTGATGTACCAAGCTTCATCAAGTTCAGGTTATCCGGAGATTCATCATTAAGCCGATATTCTACACCACTTTTTGGATTTGTATACCATGGAACAGCCCTTCCAAATTGATTAGTCTCTGTACCGTGTCCCTCAACTCTGGCTATAAGCATTCTCCTGGCTTGCATTTGCTTTTGCCCAATAGTTAAATCTGTTCTTTGAGCTAAAGTTGGGTCAGCAGCTCCGATAGCAGCAAGTGACCTAGCTAAATTTGAATCATAATCACCACTCGCTTTAGCGTAATCCTTAAGCATGTCGGCATTTTCCTTAGTAAAATTTTCTGCAAATATTTTTGCCCTAAGGCTACCGGTTACATCATTGATGTTCTTAGCAAGCTGAGAATAGCTAATAGATTGTTCATCTATACCCTTTACAATATTTGGATTTATTTGCTCCAACTCATGTAAAATATCCAACTGCCGTTTATGATTCACATTGCTTGATGTAAGCTCTACTTGCAATCCCCTTATCTTATCAATCTGTTCCTGCAGTTTTTGAGCCATGGGTATTTCAACCAATTGTTTCGCCCAATGCACTGTATTAATAAGGGTATCAGTAAGACCGTTGGAAGCAGGTTGCAGCCTTTCCCCAAATGCTATTTTTAAGGAAGCCCAAAGCCCTGTTAAGCGCTGTATTTTACCTTGTCCAGTTTCAGCCATCTTTTCAAGCATATTATGAAACCTTCCGCCCTCTCCAGTTGCATGTTCAAAAGCCCTGGTCAATAAATCGGCAGTAATATGGCCACCATGCATCTCCTCTCTAACTTTTGAAAGGCTTTTACCTGTCATTTTTGCTATCTCCTGAAGTGGATTAAATCCAGCATTTACAAATTGCCTCACTTCCTTTCCTGTCAATTTACCTGCCGCTGTAACCTCGCTAAATGCGAGGGTTAAATGCTGAAGGCGATTTGCATCCCCCATAGAGATATCACCTAGCATTCTTAAATCTTTCGTTACGTCTTTGGCTGCAATTCCAAAGCCTAACATGGTCTGCGCATTCTTGTAGACAGCAGGCCCCATTATCGTATTCTCTTTAAGCTCCCGAAGATTATCTGCCAAAGCACCACCGATGCCCGTATTACCTGTTAGAACCCCGTAGCTGGTCTTTTGCGCCTCAAATTGGTTAGAAGCCTTTACACTGCTATAACCAAACCCAGCTAGGGCTGTGGCTCCTATGTAGGGCATTAGCATTCTTCCTATGCCTGCCAGCGAGCCGCCTATACTACCGCGACCAGATGACCTGGCCGCACTTCCATTAAGTTGTTTAATTTGATTTTGGAGGGCTTTGGCCTGAGCGGTAGCTGATTGGAATTCACTTTTTAAAACCGTTCCAAACCTTACCTTATTGATTTCCTTTAATTGGCCCCGTAGCTCTGATACACTTTTTGACAAAACATCTGATTCCTTTTCTGCACCTTTAATGTTAGAGGTCATATTACGAAAAGTAGTATTTGCGTTCTGGCCAAGTTTTACCAAGCCTGAAGACATCATATCTTTCATTTTTACAAAAAACTCTATAACATTATTATCCATTGAGTATTTTATTTAAACCTTTAAGCATTGTGTCCGAATTCTCCATTTTCCGAATAACAAGCAGGTGAGCTACATTTGAAATAAATTCCACATCAGAGAGATTTGAAACATCAAGCCTCGGCATATAATAATACAGGAGCCTCTCTAAAAAATAGATGCTGCTGGTATCAGCAGCATCCGATGTTTCTTTTATCTTTTTAGCATGGCAGCTTTACGGCCATCTATTATTTTATTGAATGCAGACGATGCAGGCAGGAAGTATATATCATCGTCAATTACCTCACGGTCACCTTCAACAAAGCACTCATTCATACACGCTTCAAGGAAAATATATAATCCTTCGTCTGAAATCTTTGTTGATGCATAAGAAAGGATATGCCTATCAATCGGCTTCATAATGGCCAGCTTCTCAATAATCTCACCCTCCTCATCATATACCGGCAAATACCATAGTCCCTTATGGGAATTGCTCCATTCCTTAATCTTTTGTTCACCAAATCTTTCTACGGCTATGGCTTCGCATTCTGCACGTTGCTTTTGTTCCCTTTCAGCACGCTCTTTAGCCCGAATGGCTTTTAATGAACTTTTGTTCGCATTTGTAACTATCATTAGGTTGGTTTTATTTATGAACAAAAAGAGATTAAGCTACCGCGATATCCATGGCCAAGAATGGCAATGTTACAGGCATGGATTTCGCATTCTGTTCCATTCCCATATTTATCTTAGTAAAGGCAACGCCGAGAGCCGTAATAACACGCATCTGACTTGCCGGAGTTTTTTTAAACGTACAGGTAATTACAGTGGCATCCTTAGGAACCAAACCGATATGGGCATAACCCACCGCCTGTGCTGCATCATTTAGAAGGTCTAATTCAAATTTTAGCACTTTAACAGACCCGGTCGGCTTTTCATTTCCATCCTGTATATCAATCGGCTTGGAACCGGCAGCATACAAATGCTCCTTTTCTATATCAATATCAAATTCCCACCCAATGATTCCAACTACAGTACGGCCAAGAATCTTCAAACTTGTTTGCGACCAAGCGCATTCTTCAGATTTAAAAGACATATTTAACTATTTATGCAGCCTTAGGACATTAAGCCCAGGTCTACGTTTATGAATGATTTGTAACCGTTAGGTCTTAACCTCAGCGTAACTGCTAGTGTGCTTCCTGGTATAATTTGCTGGGCGGGGTTGATATACAAACTCAAGCCACTAATTTGATTACCCATTAATGAACTAATTTGATTGCTCAAAGTGGATTCCAGGTGTTTTATGTCAGTTTCTGAAATGTTGCCATTCGCATCAACATCCACTTCACCTTCCAATTCCTCCACATAAGTAGCCTGGCAAATCACAGCAGCCTTATCTACTATGCGGCCAAAAGCCAATAGACGGTAATCATCTGTGCTTGCCATTCTATCAATACCAAAAAAGAACCCGGCTTTGTTCGGGTGGTTCATGAAAGAAATGACACCACTACCATGCAGGTCATCCAGTATCAGAACATCCTTTAGAAGTTTGGTTCCGATATATATTTGAGCAATAGCCAGAGGGCCATTGGCAACTTTTCCAATTTTTATGTTGGCTGCATATTTCACAGCACGTCCGAGAGCCGTTCCTACGCTTGCACTGCCATCATTCGCACTACCACCACATACAACACCACCAAAACCAACAGAGGCAGTACTTGGTCTGAAACGGTCTAAACTACTATCATCATTTACGCGGCCTTCAACTAATATCCTTACGGGTATTAATTCAGCAAGGCGCGCCAAACCAAATGTATTTGCCTTAATTAAAGCTGCGGATACATCTGCATCAAAGAATGCATTACCTGCATTGTAACCCGCGTCTGGTTTACGGCATACACCTAGGAGTCTTATTTTTCCTTGCGCAACACGAGTAAGATTTTGAGCGCTTGTAATGTCATTTACATCAAGGGCACCGGCCATAGTCATTGTTTCGGCTGTGCCATAAATCCAGAACTCCTGGTTACCACCAACCTCATCATAAAATTCACTTACCTGTCTGTGGGCAAATGGTTCATCTATGAGAGTTATCCCTTGCGCTTCTGCATCCGCCAGGTTAAATACTTGTAAACTCTTACCAATTAACCCAACTGTATTTACGGTAACGGCAATACCGGCGATTCCGTCAATAGACTGGATATCCTTCAATAAATTACCGTTTGAATAAAGTACACTTACGCGTGGCAGATACAT